GGCATGGCCGAGATCATGGGCTTTCTGCGCGAGGCTGCCGAGGAGCGCGGCCTGCCCTTCCTTGACGCCGCCGGTAGGTTGCTCGTGAAACGCGCGATCAGTAACGCCCGCAAAGCGGAGGCGAAGCGTGCCAAAGAAGCCCAGAAACCCCCATTGACCACATAGGCTACACCGCGACAATATAGCCCCATGCCGGATGACCACCATTTCACTGTGGCCGGGGCTCGCTGGCTCCTGCGGTTTTGCAGATTGAAGGGCCAGGCGGCCGGCTGGGCGTATCTGCCGGATTCAAAGAATCCGCGAATGGAGCGAAAGATTCTGGTCGACGAGAGGCTCTCCAAACGGAGCCGGCTGGAAACGATCATCCACGAACTCCTTCATGTTTGCTACCCGACGGTGAGCGAGGAGCACATCACCGAGAGCGCCCGCGACATTGCTCGCGTTCTCTGGACGCTCGGATACCGAGAGAGGGAGGACTGATGCCAAAGAAAAGCCTGCTGGCCTGCATCCTCGCTGCTGACGAGGACGCCAAGAAAAACAGGCCCAACAAAACATGGACGAAGCACCTGCCGCAACACGCCCGCGACGAGATGGAAGAGATTCGCCAAGCCTGGCAGTCGGGAAGCCTGCAAGGAGTGCAGATTCTATCGGTGTTCAAGGGGATCGTCGCCCGCTGCAAGGAGGAATCATGGCCCGCGCCAAAAAGCGAAACAACAATCCTACGCTGGCTGCGATCGAGCGACAGGTAGAAGTCGGCAAAGATGCTGAGGCGGCGCGTCTGCGGAACGAACTCTCGACGCTTCGCAAGAAGTACGAGTCTGCGCTCCACAGGCTCGAGGCCGAGAAGGACGCCGTCGCGAGCCTGACGGCCCTGGCCGACGTCAAGTCGAAGAAGATCAGCCGCCAGCGGCCGAAGGCAGGCCGCCCCGAGGCCACGGCTATCCTCGTGCTCTCCGACTGGCACGTTGAGGAGGAAGTGCGGCCGGAAACGTGCAGAAACCTGAACACGTTCACCCTGGAGATCGCCGACCGGCGCATCCAGCAACTCGTCCAGCGTGCGTCGATGCTCATCGAGCATGAGAAGCATTTGACTGGCATTCGTCGCATCGTCGTGGCCGCGCTCGGCGATTTCATCACGGGGCATATTCACGACGACCTCGTTGAAGTGACGCAGCTCGCCCCGCTGGCCGCAACGCGCTGGGCCGGCGAACGCCTGGGCGGCGTGATTGACGCCATGCAGGAGATCGCCCCGGTGCTCGTGGCAACGTGCAGCGGCAATCATGGCCGCAGCACGAAGTTCCCGCGTATGGCGACGGAAAACGACCACTCGTTCGAGCAGCACCTCTATTTGACGATGGCGGGGCAGGAGAAGCGAAAGACAGTCGAGTGGCAGGTTGGCGAGGGGTATCTCAACAACATCAACCTCGACGGCTTCATTGTGCGGGCGCATCACGGCCATGCAATTCGGTTCGGCGGCGGCGTCGGCGGTCTGACCATCCCGGCCAACAAGGCCATCGCGAACTGGAACCAAGCGCAGCGTGCCGACCTCGACATCTTCGGCCACTGGCACTGCTTTAGTTGGCTCCCCTACCGCTTCGTGGCGAACGGCTGCCTCATCGGCCACAACGCCTTCGCCGACAGGATTAAGGCGGAATACCAGCCCCCATCGCAGTCCCTCGTCATCATCGACCATGAGCACGGGCGGGTCACGAAAGTGCTGCCCATCTTCTTGAAATGACCAACGACGAAATCCAACGAGCCTGGACGCTCGTCAACAAGTACGGCCCGCCGAACTCTTGGACGGCAGCGAACGGCACCCTCGCCGCGGCCTTGGGCCGGGCGCTGGAGGAGATCGAGCGGCTCAAGTACCGGGTCGCCATGATGGAAAACAATCCGCCACCGCAGTGGCTAGGAAGGCGTGACTAGATGCTGATTGGTGTGTGTGGGGCGGCTGGGAGCGGCAAGGACACGATCGCGAGCATCCTGGGGTTTGACCGGGTAGCGTTTGCCGACCCGTTGTACGAGATGGTGGCGATCGTCACCGGGATGACGCCGGCCGAGATGCGTGACCGCGAGACGAAGGAGCGGCCGATTGACTGGCTCGGGCAGTCGCCCAGGCAGCTCCTTCAGACCCTCGGCACGGAATGGGGCAGGGGCATGGTCAGCGAGACGATCTGGGTCGACACGGCCATGCGGCGGGTGCAGCGGCTGCTCGACGAGGGCCGAGACGTTGTCATCACAGATTGCAGGTTCGACAACGAGGCCGCAGCGATCAAGGCTGCCGGCGGGGTCATCTGGCAGGTCGTCCGCGGGAGCGGAAGCATCCAGGGGCTCGCCGCTCGCCACGCCAGCGAGGGCGGCGTTTCGCCGGTTCTTATCGATCGCGTGATCGGCAACTGGTCGACCATCGAGCGGCTGCGGCAGACCGTCGAATCGGCCATCGCGGCCTGCCCAAAGGCTACAATACAACAATAAGCCCTGTGACACGCCACGAGCGGCCCATCGAGGCCCGCAACGCACAAGGAGGTGCGGAATATGTCCGAACCGAAGATTCGTCGTAAGTTCAAGGCCACCCCGATCACGCTCTCGACGTCGGTGGCCGCTGCCACGACGCTCCGCTGGGACGACGTGGCCGGCGGCACCCTGGAGATGGGCACCGTCAGCACCGCGGCCACGACCCTCCAGGTCTGGGCGTCCGACGCCCTCACCAGCACGTTTGGCCGGCTCTACAAAGTGGACGGCTCGGCTGCTGACCTGACCCTGGCCCCCTCGACGACCGAGGCCCGCGTCTACGCCCTCCCCGACGAGACGTATGGCTGCGGCGCGATCAAGATCGTGTCGGTGTCGACGAACTCGACGGCCGCCGTCTGCATCGTCACGATGAAGACGTGAGGCTGCGATGACGGCCGACGAACTCAAGCAGGGCATCCTGGACTCGCTGTTGCGGGTCGCCGAACGCTTCGGCGTTCCTGTCGTGCTCTTGGGCGTAGTGATTTGGCTGGGCCGCGAGGCAGCGATCACGCTGCACGGGACGCTCGTCGAGCCGATGGTCGAGGCCCACGTCCAGTTCCTTGAGGCGACGAGCGAGACGCTGAAGGAGATTTCGGCGGCGCAGGGGCAGCAGGTCGAAACCCTGGAAGAGCTGGCCCACGGCCAGCGTGAACTCCGCGAGCAGGTCAAAACGGTGATTTCGAGGCCAGTCACAACGACTCCGCAGAACTAGAAAAGAGGTGCCAATGGCATATCGAGACAGCGACCTCCGCGGCGGCAGAATCCTGCCCAAACGATCCGCAGTGCCGAACGAGGCGCCTTCGACCGGGTCGCTGCGGCCCGGCGAGCTGGCCGCAAACACCGCCGACGGGATTTTGTACGTTGGGAAAAACAACGGCACAGTCTCGCAGGTAGGCGGTGGGGTCAGCGGCACGTTTTACGTCAGGGACGGCGACGATATAAACAACTTGGTCGTTGTCCAAGACGGCAGGATCGTGTCGTGGACAGTGGTCTAGGTCGCAACCTGCACTACATCACCACAAGAGCGCACCCATGCCAATGTCGCCCCGCCTGCTACGGCCCCGCCAGACGGGCCTTCACCCGGAGGCTCAGGTGTGGCGAAACGCCGTCATCGCCAACGGCGGCACGGTGAGCGGATCGACGCTGGCCGCCGTGTCGAAATTCTGTTTCTCTATCGACGCGGCTGGCATACGCGACCGCTTCTACCGGCTCAACCTATTCGCCGGGACTGAGTTGAACGCGGCCTTAGTCCCTCTGTATCGGGGCCAGAGCCGCACTGGCACACAATTCGGCAACACGACCGACACGAATAACGGGCCTTTTGTGAGCGGCGATTACGCTGAAACAGGCGCAAGCGGAGGCTTGCAGGCCGTCAGCAACACAAGCAAACATCTGGCCACTGGGCTGAATCCGTTTACCGCTGGGCTGTCGGAGCAGAATTATCACAACAGCGGGTACTTCCCTGCGACGTTGAGTACCACGTTTTTCATCGCCTCCACCTCTGCGTTCGGCAACTCGTTGTTTGCTGGAGCGTTCTCAACTATAGGCATGTATGTACGTTTCGGCGGCGGTTCTAACTCAGGGCTAGAGAACGCCGCTATCTCGGCGCGTAACGGCCACCTGTTGGGACAGAGGTCCGGCGGAACCGGCGTAGGTTACAGAAACGGCATCAACATCAACGGAACGTCCAATACAAGTGGATCAAGTGCGTTTGCGAGCGGCATGAACTCGCTGTTTGTGTTCGCCACAAATACTGGCAGCGGGGCTTCCCAGTTCTTCTCTGGCCGCGCTTGCATGTATTCGGTCGGCTTGAACTTTACGGACGCGCAAGCCCTCGCCTTTTACAACGCTGTGCAGGCTTTTCAGACGGCGCTTCAGAGGAACATATGACGCTGTCTGATGTAACGCTCCCAATTTCCTACGCCGACGCTCGCGGGCTGGCCCTCGTCTTCACGGCGCAACTAGCGGCTAGGCTCGCGGAACTGCACGCGCAGTACGGCAGCACCAACTGCGTCCCCGTGCCTCGCGTGCTGACGGATGGGCGGCTCATGCTATGCGCCGACGTTCTCACCGAGATCGAACCCGGCGGGCTTCTCCATGCCATGTGGGCCGCAGCGGATAAGGCCGTGCTAGGTGCGAGCGTTGAGGTTCTGCCATGGGCCGACGCGGTGGCGTTGCTGCCGCCCGATCCGCCGCTGGTGTAGTTCGCTCTTCACCTTATGTTGTGAATGTGCGCTCTTGCACCAGAGTGGTGCGGCCACCGAAGCGGCCAC